GGGCAACCTCAACGAGTGGCTGTGGACCGACAGCGCTCAGGCTACAGCCGAGGGCAAAGACACCACCCAGACCATCTTCACGACCGACCTGATCGACGCGCTCCAGATGTGGGACAGCGTGCAGGGTAAGGACTTGCTGACTTGGGGCCTGTCTGCCAAAGAGATTCCTGATCCAGACCTGAACTACCCCTGCGAAGTGTGGCTGGTAGGCTCCACAGTGATCCGCGCTGTGCTGAACTACGACCCACTGGGCCGCAAGCCGTACTACGTGACGTCGTACGAGCGCGTCCCCGGCGCTGTGGCCGGTAAGGGCGTGGCCGATTTGTGCCGTGACTCTCAGAACATGGTGAACGCCGCTGCTCGCAGCTTGGCCAACAACATGGGCATCAGCTCTGGCCCGCAGGTGGGTGTGAACGTGTCGCGCCTGCCCCCGGGCGAGGACATCACCGAGATGTACCCTTGGAAAATCTGGCAGTTCCAAAGCTCTGAGTTCAATGACGGCTCGCAGCCCCTGCAGTTCTTCCAGCCAAACAGCAACGCCAATGAGCTGATGGCCGTGTTCGAGAAGTTCAGCGCCCGCGCTGACGAAGACACCATGATCCCGCGCTACATGACTGGCGAGAGCTCCCCCGGCGCTGGTCGTACGTCGTCTGGCCTGTCCATGCTGATCAGCAACGCTGGCAAAGGCATCAAGCAGGTGATCAGCAACATCGACCGCAGCGTCATCGTGCCGTCTATCGAGCGCCTGTACCAAGACAACCTGCGTTACAGCAAAGACCCAGACCTGATCGGTGACGTCAAGGCTGTGGCCAAGGGCGCAACCAGCTTGGTGGTCAAGGAAGCTGAGGCAGTCCGCCGCAATGAGTTCCTCCAGATCGTGCTCAACAGCCCGGTGGCCCAGCAGATCGTGGGCATGGACGGCGCAGCTGAGCTCCTGCGCGAGCAGGCTCGCAACCTGAGCGGCAACGTCAACCGGATCGTCCCAGACCGTCCGACACTGACAGCTATGCAGAATCTGCAGCAGCAAAACGCACAGCTCCAAGAGCAACTGGCCATGATCATGGGCGAACTTCAAGGCGGCGCACCCGGTGCTCCGGGCGCTACACAGGGTCCAGCGCCAAAGAATATGCTGCCTGACGGCAGCCAAGTCGGTGGTCGTGAGGGAAATATGATTTCCGCTCGACCCAACGGAGTTTGACTTTTTTTGAATTTGTTGTATAGAATCCACACATGAAGATTTTTGTAGGCCAAAAGCCTGATCGGCAGCACATGCAAGCGTTGATTCGCTGCAAGCTGCAAGAAAACGAAGCGCTACTGGCGCTGTTCCGAACCAAGTTAGAGGAGACCAAGGTCTCTTTGATGCAGGCAGAAGAACCGCACCGACTGTACCGCCTCCAAGGTCAGGCTCAAGCCTTATCAGATTTCCTCGAAGCGGTTGAAAAATCGTCAGAGGTCTTCGACCGGATCAAATGATCCGATTTTTGTAGTCCTAGCAAACCATTATGTCGACGGCAGACCGCAGTAGGAGCCTAAGACAGAGTTGGAGCTTTAAAGGAAATTGAAATGGCATTGCCAAGACAAGTAGAAGCGCAGTTACGAGAACTGGAAGCACTGGAAAAGCAGCTCGCAGAGGGTAATAATCCTGCACCCGCAGACCCCAACCCACAGCCAGCAGAGCCTCCCCAAGACTCACAGCCTCAGCCAGCTGAGCCAAAACCTGTTGAACCAACGCCGACACCGACTGAACCAGTCGTAGCGGAAGAGACATGGCAGCAGAAGTACAAAACCCTCAAGGGTATGTACGACGCCGAAGTGCCTCGCTTGCATGCAGACTTGCGTGACCTCAAGGCCCAAGTGGATAACCTCCGCAAAGCCTCAGAGACCAAGCCGGTTGAGCCTGTTAAGCCCGCAGCTGCTGAGAAGTTGGTGACTGATGCTGATGTTGAAGCATTTGGTTCGGACCTCATTGAAGTCCAGCGCAAAGTTGCCCGCGAAGTGGCAGCAGAGTTTCGTGGTGAGCTAGACGCCATGCGTGCCGAGAACGATAAGCTGCGTGAGCAGTTGACCAGCACCGGTACCCAAGTGTCTGAAGCAAGTTTTGAGCAGCGCCTGTACCGTATGGTGCCGGACTTTGAAGCAGTCAATGCTGATCCCAAGTGGATTGCTTGGCTGAACGAAGTTGACCCGCTGCTCCGAGCCCCCCGATCTTCTGTTGCACAACAAGCGTTCAACCGAGGCGACGCTGAAGGAGTAGCACACTACGTGGCGATGTTCAAAAAGAGCGTTGCGCCAGTAGAGCCCACTACCGACAAAACCACTGAGCTTGAACTTCAAATTCAGCCGAATCGCGGTGCCACAAGCACACCACCTACCTCTCAAAAAGGTAAGGTCTACACCAACGCAGACATCGAAAAGATGTTCCGCAAGGCGACTGATCTGGGTGTCAAAGGGCGCGTCGACGAGGCAAAGAAACTTGAAGCTGAAATTGATGCAGCGTTCATGGAAGGTCGCGTAACTGCGTAATCTGTGGGCAAAGTATCTACCCCAACCTGTTTTATTTTAGGAGGCCATCATGGCTGCAGTTTATCCCGTCCAGTCGCCGTTTAACACGAACCCTTCGTACTCCGGCGCTTTCATCCCCACCCTGTGGTCCGGCAAATTGCTGGCCAAGTTCTACCAGAACACAATGTTGTCGGAAATCGCTAACACCGATTACGAAGGCGAGTTGAAGAACCAAGGCGATACCATCCGTATCCGCTTGGCCCCTTCGATCAGCATCTCTGACTACACTGTTGGTCAGAACCTGTCGTACGAAGTCCCCACTCCTATCTTCCAAGATATGCAAGTGAACAAGGGCAAGTACTTTGGCGTGCAAGTCAACGACGTGTTGGCCTATCAGTCCGACATGAACTTGATGAACATGTTCACCGAAGACGCCGCCAAGCAGTTGAAGATCGCTATCGAAAACGAAGTGTTCTTCAACAACATGGTCACTGAAGGCCCTGCCGCTGCCAACGAAGGCGCTACCGCTGGTGCTATCTCTGCCGCCTACAACTTGGGTACAGACACTGCTCCTATCGACCAAGCCACTCCTGAGAACGTGTTGAAGGGTATCCTGCGCATGTCCACAGTGCTGGACGAGCAGAACGTGCCTGAAGATGGCCGCTGGTTGGTGATCAGCCCCTACGACCGTCACCTGTTGATGCAATCCAACATCGCTCAAGCCTACTTCACTGGCGACGCTCAGTCGACCATCCGTAGCGGCAAGATCGGTATGCTGGACCGCTTCACTGTGTACGTGTCCAACTTGCTGCCTCGCGGCGCTGCTGGCAAGGCACTGGTTGCTGGTTTGACCGACCCCGCCACTGGCGGTGCTGTGTCTAGCGCCAAGGCCCGTCGCGTGATGGTTGCTGGTACAAAGGCTGCAATGTCTTTCGCCATGACCGTGAACAAGACTGAGCCCCTGCGTAACCAGACTGACTTCGGCGACATCGTCCGTGGTTTGGCTGTGTACGGTCGCAAGACTGTCAAGCCAGAAGCTCTGGTCGTGGCTCAAGTCGGCTCCGCCAGCTGATGAACTGGGCCCCTTCGGGGGCCCTTTCTTTTCCCTCATTCTTTGGAGATTCTCATGTCTACTCAATTTGCTCGCAGCATCGGCGGCTACCAAACAGCCACCGCTGGCACAACCCAAACTCAAGCTGGCGCTACTGCACTGACCGGCGCTGTTAACGTGGTCACCACTGGCAACGCCAGCGACGGCGTGAAGCTGCCCGCTGAGCGTCCTGTCGGCGACATCGTTCACATCGTGAACATTTCTGGCGTTGCGCTGAACGTGTACCCAGCTACTGGCGGCGCGATCAACGGCGGTTCTGCCAACGCAGCCAAGGCTTTGGCCGCTAACATGTCTGGTGCTTACATCAGCTTGGGCAGCGAAAACTGGGGTGCTGTTCTCAGCGCCTAATTGCTGGCACAATAAAGGGGCTCTTCGGAGCCCCTTTTTACTTTATGGAGCATTGAATGAACGTACTCGACCTTCTGGCCCGCCTCGACGGCGAAATTCTGTCCAACAAAGCCCGCGCTGTTGTAGACGGCAAAATCGTGATCCTTGCCCGCATGAACGGCAATGACTGGGTGTACACAGACGAAGGTCAAGAGCTGGCCAACGCGCACTCCAACGCTGCTGTGGAAGAAGCTGCAGTCAAGCCCAAGCGTGCCAAGAAAGCCGCCGAGCCAGTGGTTGAGCCTGTTGCTGAAGTCGAAACTACCCCTGAAGCCCCTGCTGCGGTAGAATTGGCTGATGTAGAGCCTGAACTGTGAGGTAGACCATGGCCACCGTAAAAGTTGTTGACCTGATTTCCCGTGCTGGGACAATCCTCCAAGACACTACGAATGTTCGGTGGCCAGCTCCTGAATTGCAAGGTTGGCTCAACGACTCGTACCGCGAAATCACGATTCTACGCCCGGACTCCAACACGCAGACGGGTGAGTTTACGTGCGTTGCTGGAGCTCGTCAGGTTGTGACTACCATATTTGCAAGCGCCCTTCGCGTTATTGAAGTTGTGCGTAACACAGCCGCAGGTTCAGCCAAAGGCGCGGTGCGGTTGGTTAATCGCCAAATGTTGGACGACCAACGCCGCAACTGGTACGCAGAGACCGGCACAGTCGACATTCAGCACTACATGTTTGACCCACGGCTGCCCAAAGAATTTCTGGTCTACCCGCCAGCCACAACCAGCGCAAAGCTGGAAGTCGTGTACTCCTCAGTACCACTGGCTCACACGCTGACCGAAGCGCAGCTGATCAACCCTTCGACCACAGAAGTCATCCGCATTGACGACAGCTACGCAAACGCTATGCTGGACTACATTCTGTACCGCGCTTACAGCAAGGACGCTGAGTATGCCGCAAACGCTCAACGCGCCGTTGCTCACTTCCAAGCATTCCAGAGCGCTCTCGGCGCGGCTTCTCAAGTCAATGCTGCTTCGCAGCCGGGAGTTGCGTAATGGCCAAAGTCTGGAACGACTTCTTACCGCTTCTGGCTCCGCATTTGGCGGGGTGCCCCGACATCAGCATGCGGTCGTACCTTGGTATTGTCGCTTCGGACTTTTTCGCCCGCACATACCTGTGGCGCGATCAGATTGACACCATCTACGCTACCACGGGCACTGTGGAGTACGACCTTGACGGTGAGGCCGTTATCGAGGACGTGATCTCTGTGGTGCTCAACGAGTCTACGCTGGACCGCACTGACTTGCGCCTTGTGGCGACGCAGAATCTGAGCCAAGTTGGCGAGCCCCGCGAGTTCTGGGTCAAGGCAGATCGCAGCATTGTGATCTTCCCAACACCCGAAGAGAACGTGCAGCTCAAGGTGTACGCCGTGCTCAAGCCCAGCCGCACAGCAACTGGCGTCGAAGACTGGATTTACGAGACGTGGGCTGACACACTGGTCAGCGGCGCTATCGCGCACTTGGCAGCCATCCCCGGCAAAGAGTGGTCTGACGCCGCCATGGCCATGACCCACAAGATGCAGTACGAGCGAGCCATCACCAACGCACGCATCCGTGATTTCAGAGGCATTAACTTGCAGGTGCGACAGCGCCCAGCAGCGTAAGGAGTTTGGCATGGCCGAAAAGATTCGTTTGGTTCAAGGCGACACCCGCCCAAGCCTCGTTACCACGCTCACAGATTCTACGACTGGCGCTGCTATCAACATCACCGGGGCTACGGTTCGCCTGAAGTTCCGGGCGGCTGGAGCTACTACGCTGCAGGCTACGATTGTTGGTACTGTGACTAATGGTGCGGCAGGTACTGTGGTGTTTGATTGGTCTGATGAGCCTTCGTCACTCGACGGAGCTCCGGGCGACTACGAAGGCGAGATCGAAATCACGTTCGCCGACAGCACCATTCAGACTGTGTACGACCTGCTCAAGTTCAAGCTGCGACAGGACTTCTGATGACCAGCGCTAACATCAGCGTAAGTCTGGTTGGCGCTTCTACTTCTTTGGTGGAGGCCGCGTCTGGCGTTTCCGCCGTTTCTGTATCTGCAGTTGTCGCTTACGACGCGCTGGCAGCCTCTACAACGTCCGCAGTAGCCCAAGCCAGTGTGTCGGCCTCGGTAGCCGGTTTTACGCTGTCCTACGTGGCTTTGTCGGCTTCTGCAGCCCTTGACGAACTGGGTTGGTACAAGAAGGTTCGGGACGTTGTATCTGTGGCGGACAACAAGACGTTCGCGCTGAGCAGCTTGAAGATTGAGACCACAGCGGTATCTGACAGCGCCCGAAGAGCGGTGACAAAGCGTCTGGCCCACTCGGTGTCTGTGGTGGATGTCATCAGTATTGTCAAGACGACATTGCGAGCTGTGGACGACACAGTGACTGTGGCTACGACCACAACAAAGCACGCATTCAAGAATCTGCAGCACACGGTAGTGTCTTCGGATGTCGTGTCCCGGGCTGTCAGCAAGTTGATAGCTGATGCCTTTGCAATGAA